AGGCCCTATCCTAAAAACAGCAGCAGCAGGATGCCCGATGGGTGTTCAGACCCCGCCGGGCGTGACGCAGGTTGACGATGGCAGGTAAAGGCGGCCGACCGCCGGCGATTACGGCGGAGGTGGAGCATCGGCTCTTGCAACTCTTGCAGGCTGGCGTGCCGAAGAAAGACGCGGCGGCGGCGTGTGGCGTCGGGGAAAGCACGCTCTACCGCTATCAGGCATCTAGTGAGAGTTTTAGGAGCCAGGTAGAAAAAGCGGAGAGTGAAGCGGTAGCGGCCAATACCCTTGTCGTCCGCAAGGCGGCGCAGGCCGGCACCTGGCAGGCGGCGGCGTGGTGGCTGGAACGACGCCGGCCCGAGGATTGGGCGCGGACGGAGCGGGTGGAGGTAGCAGGAAAGGATGGCGGCCCGATCTCAGTCGATCTCCGCACCTATTCGACGGAACAGCTCCGCGAAATTAAGCGTGTCCTTGCGGGATCTGCCCAGGCTGCTGGAAACGGTCGAAACGGAACTGGCGGAGAGGAACCTCTATGAGTTCGTCTGCCAGGCATGGCCCCAGGTGGACCCCGACCCCTTCGTGCCCGGCTGGCACCTCGAGGCGATCTGCGATCACCTGGCAGCCGTCACGGCAGGTCGGATCCGCAACCTGGTTATCAACATCCCGCCTCGGAGCGCCAAAAGCACCATCGCTTCGGTGATGTGGCCGGCGTGGGTCTGGATCCACAAGCCGGCGGCCCGGTGGCTCTGCTCCTCCTACGCCCAGAACCTCGCCATTCGCGACTCGGTGAAGTGTCGGCGGCTCATCTCCTCCGCCTGGTATCAATCCCGCTGGGGCGATCGGTTTCGGATGATGGAGGATCAAAACGCCAAGATCCAATTCGATAACTCCGCCGGCGGCTACCGGCTCTCTACCTCGGTTGGCGGGCAGGTGACAGGAAGCGGCGGAGATGTGCTTCTGTGTGACGATCCGCATAACGTCATGGCGGCCGAGTCGGACGTCCAACGCGGCGAGGTGCTCAACTGGTGGGACGCGGCGATGTCGACACGCGGCAACAATCCGCAGACCGTTGCCCGCGTTATCATCGCGCAGCGGGTCCACGAGGAGGATCTCTGCGGCCACGTCATCGCCAAGGGAACCTATGACCACCTCTGCCTGCCGGCGCGCTATGAGCCCGATCACCCTTACAAGAGCAAGACCGCCCTCGGCTTCGTGGATCCGCGCACCCGAGACGGCGAACTGCTCGACCCGGGGCGCTTCGGGGACGTCGAGATCGAGCGCCTGATGGCAGACCTGACGCCGCTTCGGGCTGCCGGGCAACTCCAACAGAGGCCGGCGCCGCGCTCGGGAGCCATCTTTCAACGGGAATGGCTGACCCTGGTGGACGCCATGCCGCTCGAGTAGACCGGAGGGGGAAGCGTGCAGCGAGTGCGGGCCTGGGATCTGGCGGCGACCGAGGAGGGGGACTGGACCTGCGGCGTGAAGCTCGCCAAGTCAGCGAAAGGCTTTTTCTACGTGGAGGATGTCATTCGCGGCCGTTGGACCCCTCACGCCCGCGACCAGATCATCCTCACGACGGCGCAGATGGATGGCACTGCCACGGCGGTCTGGGTGGAAGAGGAGCCTGGCTCCTCCGGCAAGAGCGTGACGGCATCCCTCGTGCGCCTGCTCCAGGGCTTTACCATTCGCGCCGAACGGACCACCGGGGACAAAGTGACCCGCGCCATGCCGCTCGCGGCGCAGCTTGAGGCCGGAAACGTCAAGCTGCTCAAGGCGACGTGGAACCAGGTCTTCATCGAGGAGTTCATCGTCTTTCCGGCCGGTCGCCATGATGACCAGGTAGACGCCTGCGCTCTGGCGTTCAACAAGCTCGCTGGGAAGCGGACCTGGACGGTCGCGTGATCGGTCCCTTCGACGTTTTCTTATACTGGCTCGCCTGTGCCGGCGGCATCCTCTTTGTCGGCGCCGTGCTGCTCGCGCTCTGGTTCATCATGCTCTGGATTCTCGGCGGCACCCGCGATGACTGACCCTGGATGTCACCTTCCTGTTCACCGTCGCCCTCCTCCTCCTACTTAAAGGGCTCTTTCACGCCGAATGAACGGACTAACACGGATCGGCCGGGGGCTCGCCGGCCTCAAGCGATTCCGCTTCCCGACGAATAGAACGGCGTCATGGGGCAGCGGCTCCTGGCTCGGTGGCACCTTCCCGATTCTGCCGGGCGCCCGCTATGACTACCGGAGAGATGCCGGCCCGCTCTACCTATCGGGACCGGTCTGGTCTGCAACCCAGTGGCTCGCGCGCAACTGGCAGGACGCCCCCCACGTCGTCTATGAGCGCGTCGGTGACGAAGAGGAGCAGCTTAAGCCGCACCCGCTAACCGATCTGCTCGCGCAGCCGAACCGCTGGTATGACGCGAGCGTATTGTGGATGTCGACGCTCCTCTCCTGGTGCGCGGACGGTAATGCTTACTGGAGTGTGGAGCGCTCCGGCGCCGGTGTCCCGGTCGGCTTGATCTACATCCCCCACCATCTCATGACGCCGATCGGCAGCAAAGACGGCTCCGTTTACCGGACCCGGTACGACTACCGGCGGGACGGCGAGACGATCCCCTTGAAGGTCGAAGACGTCATCCATTTCCAGAATGGCACGGACCCGGCGAACTACCTGCGCGGCCTCTCGCCGCTCGCGGCGGAACTCCGGGCCATCTGCACCGATAACGAGGCGCAGACCTACACGGCGAGCATTCTCCGGAATATGGGCGTGCCTGGCGCGATCATCAGTCCCAAAGACGCTGACGAGCCGATCCCGCCCGAGGTGGCCGCCCGCATGAAGGAACTGTTCCGCGACCTCTTCACGGGTGACAACCGGGGCGATGTCATGATCCCGTCGCTCCCGGTGGACGTGCAGAACCTGGGCTTCAGCCCCGAGCAGATGGCGCTGGACAAGATCGCCCGGATGCCGACCCCGCGCATCCTCTCGGCGCTCGGGATCGACCCGATGTTGATCGGCTTGCCTTCGGATAGTAAGACTTACGCGAACATGGAGCAGGCGCGTGAGGGCACTTATGAACAGGTGCTCATGCCGCTCCAGGGGATCTTCGACAGCCAGCTCACCCTCCAGCTTATGCCGCAGATGTCGGGCTACCGGCCCGGCATCCGGCTCGGCCGCGACTACAGCAAGGTTCGGGCCCTGGCAGAAGACATGGACAAGCTACACGACCGCCTGACCAAGGCCGTCGGCGGACCTTGGCTTTCGGTCAATGAAGCACGCGCCCAGGTCGGGCTCGATCCCGTCCGTGACGGCGACTCCCTCTATCCCCAAAACAGCAGCAGCAGTGGGGCGGTGGGAGATCAGGCTCGCGGCGGCAACCCGCAGGACCGCGAGGAGGAGCAGCGCCAGGCGGCGAGCGTGCGGCAGGACATCGCCCGGAAGTGGCGCGAGCGGCGGGAACTCGCCGAGCGGAACGGGAACGGTCGGGAGGCGTAGGGACGGCCGGCACGACTGCCGAACCTGCTCCTATGAAACCCTCCACCCTCCCGCGTCTCCCGCTCGAATACGCCGGCGGCCCGAAGGCCCGGCTCCTCCTCGGGGATTGCCGCGAGGTGCTGGCAGAACTGCCGGCGCAGTCGGTGCACTGCGTCATCACCTCGCCGCCATACTTCGGGCTTCGCGATTACGGAACGGGGGAGTGGGAGGGCGGGGAGCCGGGCTGCGATCATGTCGAGCAGGTGCAGAACCTCAACGTCGGCTTCAACGAGCGTTGGGGGAACGCGCCCGGCGAGAAGAAGCAGGAGAATACCCGCGTCACCCAGTTCCGCGACCTCTGCGGCCACTGCGGCGCCCGGCGTGTCGATCGGCAGATCGGGCTGGAAGGCTCGCTGGCCGAGTATCTGGAGACCATGGTCGGTGTGTTTCGCCAGGTCTGGAGAGTGCTGCGGGACGATGGCACACTGTTCCTCAACATGGGGGATTCTTACGCCGGTTATTGGGGCGACAAGAACGCCCGGATGAAGGGGGAGCCGCCCGCCTCCGATACGAATGGCTGGACGAATGGCTTTAGCCAGAACCGGCGGCCAGAGTTCCATGCGGCCTTCGACGGCACCGGCCTCAAGCCGAAAGACCTCATGGGCGTCCCCTGGCGGCTCGCGTTCGCGCTGCAAGCGGAGGGGTGGTATCTGCGCTCCGACATCATTTACTCGAAGCCGAATCCGATGCCGGAAAGCGTCACCGACCGGCCGACCCGCAGCCATGAGTATCTCTTCCTGCTTGCCAAGCGACCAACCTACTTCTATGATGCCGAGGCGATCCGAGAAGATTCGGAAGGAACGTCCGGCTTCGCACGGCAACGCCAGAAGGGAATCGCGAATTGGTCGAAGGCCACGCAAGCAGACAATGGACGTGGCTCTTTCGGCTTGGTGACGGGCAACGAAGGCGAGAACCGTCTCTGGCTAGATACTGGCCGCCGCAACCGCCGCACCGTCTGGGAGATCACGCCGCAACCCTTCCCCGAAGGGCACTTCGCGGTTTTTCCTGAAGCACTCGTGGAACCATGTCTCCTCGCCGGCACGAGCGCCAGGGGCGTCTGCCCGGCGTGTGGGGCGGGCTGGGTGCGGGTGGTGGAGAAGGGCGAACTCCGGCGCGAGGATGGCAAGCCGCTTCGCGATCTGGTGACGCCCGTCAAGCGAGACGATTCGCTCTCCGCCTGGTCACGGCCGGGGGGCAAGGTCGAGACCGTCTATCCCAATACCTATAGGGAGCGGCAGGAGGTCGGCTGGCAGCCCACCTGCACCTGCAACGCCGGCGACCCGATCCCCGCGACGGCGCTCGATCCCTTCGGCGGCGCCGGGACCGTGGCCCTCGTCGCCCTCAAGCACAACCGCTCGGCCGTCTCGATCGAGCTGAACCCGGAATACCTGGCGATCACCCGGCGCCGCCTGGCCGCCTGGTCCGACTGCCTCGAGTGAAGAGGGCATAGCGCACGCAAAGATCCAGATAGGCCAGGCACCATTCTTTCCAGTACTGGATGCCCTCCCAATAAGCGGCATCATTGGTGACGGTTGGCGATAGAACGATCTTCATGGCAACCTCCCATGAGCAGTTCCTCGCCCTCCACGCCGACACCTTGGAGCAGCTCCGCGCCCTCGTCGGCCAGGTGGCCGCAGGCGAGATCGGACCGCGCCAGTTTGGCGATCTTATGGCAGCACACCTCGAGGAAGCCCACATCGAAGCCGTCGTCATCGGCCGCCACCACGCCGGCGACCTCGCCCCGCTCGAGGAGGATGACCGGCGCTTCGCTCGGACCATCGTTGACCACGAGGCCGAGTTCCTCGCCGGCTTCGTGTCCGACCTGGAGGATGACCGCTACCTCGACGCCGAGGGGAATTTCAGGCTGGGCGCCGCGCAGCAGCGGGCGTCCCTCTACGCCGGCAGGCTCGTCGGCACCGCGAACCAGACGTGGGGGCTGACCCTGCCGCCGGAGACAACGCTCATTTATTGGCTGCTCGATGACGGCGCCGCATCCTGCTCGGATTGCCCCTCGATCGCCAGCCGCTCGCCTTATCGACCGGACGATATGCCCACCTGGCCCGGGCAGGGCGAAACGCAATGCCTATCAAACTGTCGCTGCGTAACTCGGACAGCAAGCGGACAAACCGGCTTTCAACTCCCCTGAAGGAGACCCACCGTGACGCGCCGTCTCCAACGTCTCCAAATCTCTGATATCTTCTTGCTGAATCTTTACTTGACGCGTGGGCCGCAAGCCGTTGAGGTGGTCGCCAATCCCCTACCGGAAGACGCCCGGCTTGTGGACATCCGCCTTGATCGCGACTATGGCGTCATTGAGTTGTTGATCTCAAGCGCCAGCTACGCGGAAGTCGCGGAAGGTGATCTGCCGCCCGTGATGCCCGATCCGGTGTTCCGCAGCCTCTGAAGGAGCCCCCGATGAACCTTGAGCGCAAATCCTGCGACCTGGCCGAGTTCAAGCTCTCCGAGGAGGGACACGGCGGCTTTTCAGGCTATGGCAGCACCTTCGGAACGCTGGATAGGCAAGGGGAAATCGTCGTCAAGGGCGCGTTCACGAAGACGCTCGCCCAGTTCGAGGCAGACGGCTTTATCACCATCGCCCACGACTGGGACCGCCTCCCGGTCGGCTCGATCAAGAGTGCCCGGGAGGACGAGAAGGGTCTCTGGATCGACGCCGAGTTCCACTCGACCCCGGAAGCTCAGGCGTGTCGCACCTATGTCCGCGAGCGGATCGCGCGGCGCAAATCGGTCGGCCTCTCCATCGGCTACTGGGTCAAGGACGACGAGCGCACTCGTGACGCCCGGCTCCTGAAGGAGATCGCGCTCGCGGAATGCTCCGTTGTGACCGTGCCCGCCAATCCGGCCGCCGGCGCGAGCCAGGCGAAACGAGAGACGCAGATGAAAGCTCAATACCTCGGCGAGTATGCCGAGCAAGAGGCCACGTGGGGCATGCTCGACAGTCTCCATTATTCCCTTCAGTCGGCCCTCTATGGCTGCCTGTTCATGGGTGACGGCACGCGCGAGGAATGTCTCGCCGCCGCTGACGCCTGTCTCGCCGAGCATCACGCGCTCGTATTGAAAGCGATTACCGCCCTATATCCCGATGACACGGCTGACATGAAGGCGCTGGCCGCCGACGTGTTCGCCACCTGGCACATTGGAGACGTCAGGCGTCAGACGTCAGACGTTAGTTCGGAACTGACGCCTGACGACCGACGTCTGACGCCTCCCACCTCCGACCCGCCGGCCGGGAAGGAGTTCGACACCGCGATTGACGAGGCGCATGCCGCCATCGCCGATCTGATCGCCCGCAGCCGCGAGATCGCCGCACTCCGTGCGAAGTCGGGGAGGACGCTCTCCGCCGCGCGTCGCGCCGAACTCGAGCAGCTCCACGCCGACATGGGCGCCCTCCTCACGGAGACGGCGCCGCGTGCCCCGGCAGCGGAGCGATTGGCTGCCGAACTCTCTCTCTATCGCCGCAAGGCCGCGATGCGCGCCTGCGGGTAGGAGCACCATGAGTAAACTGTTGGAGCTGCAAACGCAGCTCACCGAGAAGCAAACGGCCATTGAGGCCCTCATCTCTAAAGGTGAGGGCCTTTCTGCTGAGGAGATGTCCAGCGTGAAGGCTCTGGACGGTGAGCTTGACGTCATCTCCGGCCAGATCAAGGAACTAAAGTCCCTTGAGGATATCCAGGCGAAGGCCACCGAGCGCCGCCAGTTCCTGACGACCCCGACCGCGAGCCTTCCCATCCCGGCCGGCAACAAGGAGATCTCAGCCGACCCGGCCACCGCCTTCCTCCAGGCACGCGCGAGCCGCTCCCAGGCGAAACACTTCCAGGGCTGTGAGGAATACACGGGGCGCAAGCCCGCCGAGCAAGCCTATCGGTTCGGCATGTGGTTCCTCGCGGCGTGCAAGCAAAACGCCCACGCGAAACAGTGGTGCGATGATCATGGCGTAAAAACCATGGTTGAGGGGTTCAACGACTCGGGCGGCGCGCTCGTCCCCGATGAGTTTGACGCCACGTTGATCGATCTGCGCGAGCGGTACGGCGTGGCTCGTCAGTACACCGCTAATAAGCCGATGGCCTCCGATACCAAGATCATCCCGCGCAGGACCGGCGGACTGGTCGCCTACGCCGTCGGTGAGGGCGGCACGATCACGACTTCGGACGCGGCGTGGGATAACGTCATGCTCGTCGCCAAGAAGTGGGCGGTGTTGAGCAAGTTGTCCTCCGAGCTGAACGAAGACGCGATCATCGACATGGGCAATACCCTCTCCGGTGAGATCGCGTACGCATTCTCGCAGAAAGAGGACGACTGCCTCTTCAATGGCGACGGCACCAGCGCGTTTCACGGGATCTGGGGCATCCGGCCAAAGCTTCTCGGCCTGGATGTGACCATCGCGAATATCGCCGGTCTGGTCGTCGCCGCCGGCAACCTCTGGAATGAGATCCTTCTCGGCGACTTTAACAACGTGGCGGCGCGGTTGCCGCAGTATGCCGATACCCCGAATACTCGCTGGTATGTCAGCCGGGCGTTCTATTTTGGCGTCATGCAGAAAATCGCGTTGGCGGCCGGCGGCGTGACGGAGCAGGGGATCATCTCCGGCGCGAACCAGTTCCGCTTCCTGGGCTATCCGGTTGTGGTGAGCCAGGTCATGCCGATGGTCGAGGCCAACAGCCAGGTTTGCGCGATCTTCGGCGACCTGTCGCTCGGCGTCCTCTTCGGCGACCGCCGCATGACGCAGATCGCCTTGAGCGAGCATAGCGACTTCTCGACTGACCTCATCGCCGTGCGCGGCACCGAGCGCATGGACATCAACTTCCACTCACCCGGCAACGCCTCGGCGACGGCCGCATTACGGGTTCCTGGCCCCGTGGTAGCCTTGATTACCGCTGCGAGCTGATGAACTAGAGGCCGGGGCGGCACCTGAACAGGTGCCGCCCCGCTGCTATAGGAGCACTT